ATATCATTTAAATCTCCTTTCTATATTATTTAGGTCTATTTAGTTGTATAAATAATAGCATGGCGGCAATAGCAAATTTAAATTTAGATCAAGGAGCGTCCTTTAGTTCAGCAGTAACAGTCAAAAATGCTGACGGAACAGGTTTTAATTTAACTGGTTATTCAGCAGCTGCAAAAATGGCTTTAGGATATAATTCTACAAGAACTAGAACAACCATGACAACTACAATTGCAGGTGATCCTACAACAGGTGTTGTGACTTTATCACTAACACCCACACAAACAGCAGCTTTGGATGCCCCAGCACGTTATGTTTTTGATGTAGAAATTACTCAAACCTCATCAGGAGACGTAACAAGAGTAATAGAAGGAATTATTTCAATAAGACCACAAGTTACTATATAAATAGATAAACAACATATATGTTAAGGAGATAAAATATGAGTAGTGAATTGAACACGAAAACAACAGAAAATGCACCTCAGGTGCCAAGTATCTTTATCAACGGTAAAGAATATAAACAAGACAAATTATCGGCAGATTGTTTAAATGCTATTGCAGTAAGACAAGACTTACAGGCAAATAGAATGAGACATGTGGTTGAAGTAGAGAAAATTGACGTTCTTACTAAACATTACGATAGTAAAATTGAAAAAGAACTTGAAAAAGTTGACGGTCCTAAAACTGAGGAAGCCTCAAACGTAGCGACTGCCAATACTGCTGACACAGCAAAATAATTTTCACAAAACACAACATACNCCCCTTTCCACTATATAAATATTATAAATATAGAAGAAGAGAGGGTGTATGTCAAATTATACTGCAAGAATTAATCAAACAACAAATATTACTGCAAGTGTAAATGCTACTACAGCACCTGGACCAAAACAGGTATCTGTAACCACTCCCTCAGCGACAACAAATTTAGGTAACTTAGAAGATGTAAACGCAACTTCTTTAGCTGATGGCGCATTATTACAATATGATAATAATACTAAAAAATGGACAAGTCGAAATGAAATAATAACCGACACAGGCGGAAATTTGATATTAAACGGAGGCACATTTTAGGGAGAGAATAAATGGCAACAATAATTAAAATAAAACGAACTACCGGCGCTACCGCTCCTAGTGGTTTAAATCAAGGGGAGTTGGCCTATGTTTATGATACCTCAGCTGCTAGTGCAGGTGCAGGTGGTAACGGTTTACGTTTATTCATNGGTGATCCTACTTCAACATCAAATTCACCAATCGAAATTGCAGGTGAATATTTTACAAATCTTTTAGATCATTCACACGGTGTAGCAACTGCTTCGTCAAGTGTCTTGCTAGATTCTAATAAAAAAATTGACGAGTGGAGTGTTGATAATTTAAAATTAGACGGTAGAATTTTATCATCAACAGACACAAACGGTAATATAGAAATTACTCCAAACGGAACTGGTAAATCAGTTATCAAAAATATATACGTTGATAACACAAGCACATCTTTACAAGAATACATTGAAGACATTTCTGGTGGTTCTGTAACTGCTGGTGAGGGTATTGATGTAACTTATGATGACGCTGCTGGTACAACTACAATTTCTGGCGAAGATGCTACAGATTCAAATAAAGGTATTGCTTCTTTTAGTGCAAATGATTTTTCTGTTTCATCTGGTGCTGTAACTGTAAAAGCTGGTGGTATATCAAATACACAACTTGCTGGTTCAATTGCAATTTCAAAACTTGCAACTAGTTCACTTACTATTGGTTCTGATACAATTTCATTAGGTGGTACACAAACAGATTTAAATGGTATTACTTCTCTTGATGTTGATAACATTACAATTGACGGCAATACCGTTTCAACAACAAACTCAAACGGTAATTTAGCTCTTGTTCCTAACGGTACAGGTTCAGTTACAGTTCCTTCAGGTTATGAAGCACGTGCTGGGTTTAGTTCAGATTCACTTGTAAATAAAACTTATGTTGATAGTGTTGCTAATGGACTTGATGTCAAAGCATCCGTCCGTGTTGCTACTACAGCAAACTTAGCTGCTAACTACAATAACGGTGCTGGTACTTTAACAGCATCATCAAATGGTGCAATCTCTGTTGATGGAGTAACTCTTTCTTTAAACGATAGAGTTCTTGTAAAAAATCAATCAGTAGCTGCTCAAAACGGTTTCTATAAAGTTACAACAACAGGTAGTGGTAGTGCTGTTTTTGTTTTAACTAGAACACCAGACGCTGACGCTGCTTCTGAATTAACTTCAGGTGCATTTACTTTTACCGAAGAAGGTACTTCTAATGCTGACAATGGTTATGTTTTAAGTACAAATGGTTCAATTACACTTGGTACAACATCAATAAATTTTGAACAGTTTTCTGGTGCAGGTCAAATTTCAGCTGGAAACGGTTTAACTAAAACTGGTAATACAATTGACGCAGTAGGTACAGCAGATAAAATTTCTGTTAGTGCTGACGCAATTACTATTGCTAGTACATATGTTGGACAAACTTCAATTACAACTTTAGGTACTATAGCAACTGGTACTTGGAATGGTTCTGTAATCGGAGAAGTTTATGGTGGTACAGGACAATCTTCTTACACTACTGGTGATATTTTATATGCAAGTGGATCAAACACACTTGCTAAATTAGCATTATCTACAAATGGTAAGATTTTACAATCCAACGGTACTAATGTAACTTATGGAGATATTGACGGCGGAACTTACTAGTAGTCGTCACAAACAAAAATTATGGCGACTGTTATTAAATTAAAAAGAAGCGAAACTGCAAGTTCAGTTCCAGGTACATCTGATTTGCAAGTAGGTGAATTAGCTATTAATACATCTGATAAAAAAATTTATGTGAAAGATAGTGGTAACAATATTGTTGAAGTTGCAAATCAATCAACGGGTGCTACTGTAGATGACGCAACAGCTTTAGCAATTGCGCTAGGATAAACCATGGCAAATACTTTTAAACTTAAAACAAAAACTGGTGGAAGCACAGCTGCTAATACAGCAATTACAGTATATACAACACCCTCATCAACAACTGCTATAGTTTTAGGTCTTACTCTCTCAAACATTACAACATCAAATATTGAAGTTACAGTTAATTTAGAAAATGGTGATGGAGACAATGTAACTATTGTAAAAAATGCTGAAGTTCCTGCAAAAGCTTCTTTAGAAATTATGTCAGGAAATAAGTATGTAATGGAGACTACAGATATTTTAAAAGTTCAATCTAACACTTTAAATAGTTTAGATACAACTTTAAGTATAATGGAGATAACGTAGGATGGCTACTTATCTTGGAAAATCACCTGCTCGTTTGGCAATCGTAACAGACGACACTATCACTTCAGCAAAAATTTTAGATAATACAGTTACATCAGCTGATATACTTAACGCAACTATCACAGGTGCTGATTTAGCCTCAGATATAGCAATCACAACAACAAGTAATTTAACTTTTGGTACAAATGGCCATATATTAGGTTCTGACGGAGATCAGATTAAAATAGGTAAAAATGCTTTATGTTCTAACAATCAAGGTTTAGGTAATATTGCTTTAGGTTTTGAAGCAATGAAAGCTAACGTATCGGGTTGTTACAATACTGCCGTAGGTCATCAAGCATTAACAGCCAATGTTTCAGACGCAGGATCATATAACACTGCTCATGGTTATCAGGCATTATATAATAATACTACAGGTGAAAAGAATACTGCTATTGGTTACCATAGTATGTATGCTAACACAACTGGTGAATACAACGCTGCTATAGGAACAGATTCACTTCGAGCAAATACAACAGGTCAACAAAACGTAGCATTAGGTCATAATTCGCTTTATAACAACACAGCAGGTTTTGGTCAAGTAGCCGCAGGTTACAAATCATTATTCAATAATACAACAGGTAATTATAACGTAGCTCTTGGTGCTTACAATTTAGAAGCAAACGTTTCTGGTAGTTGCAATGTTGCTATAGGTTATGAAGCGCTTCAATGTAACAAAGCTGATCAAAACGTTGCAGTAGGTTATCAAGTATTAAAAGCAAATACAACAGGTACCAGTAATGTTGGTATTGGATTCGGTGTTTTAAAATTAAATACAACAGGTAGAAATAATGTTGCCGTAGGTTTTCATGCTCTACAAGCTAATACTTCAGGTGAAAAAAATATAGCATTAGGTGTTGAATCATTAAATTCAAATACCACAGGTAAACAAAACATTGCTATGGGTTTCACATCATTAAGAGCTAATGTATCTGGTAATAATAATGTTGCTATTGGTAATGCTGTTATGTATACCAACACTCGTGGTTGTGAAAATGTTACTTTAGGTAATTATTCATTATATAAAAATACAATAGGTAATCAAAACATAGCTTTAGGTACTAAAGCTTTATTATGTAACACAACAGGAAATTTTAACGTTGCTATTGGTTCGTGTGCTTTAGAACAAAATACCACAGGTCAACCTAATGTTGCTATAGGATATTTAGCAATGAGATGTAATACAATTGGTGAGGCAAACGTTTCAGTTGGTGATCAAGCAATGATGCTCAATACAACAGGACGTTACAACGTTGCTGTTGGTTATAGGTCAATGCAATGTAATACCACAGGTCAAGCTAACATAGCAATTGGTATAAACGCATTATGTCAAAATGTTACAGGATGTTCAAACGTAGCAATTGGTAATGGTGCTATGATTGGTTCAACTGCTGGTAATAGAAACATTGCAATGGGAGCAACTGCTTTAGGAGACGCAAACCAAGGTAGTTCTAACGTTGCAATAGGATATTTAAATACTTGGAAAAATCAAACTGGATGTTTTAATGTTTCGGTAGGTAATAACGCATTACAAAATAATATATCAGGATGTTATAATGTTGCTTTAGGTCAAAGTGCTTTAACAAGTAATACAACTTCTTGTTATAACGTTGCAATTGGTTGTGCAGCTATGAGAGATAATACAAATGGTAATAGTAATGTATCTATCGGTTATTTTTCAATGCGAACAAATACAACAGGTACCTTTAATACAGTAATAGGTTATGAATCTTTATTTGCAAACACAATAGGTCAACATAATGTTGCTTTAGGATATCAAGCATTAAAATGTAATACTACAGCATCATCTAATATTGCTATTGGATATCAGGCATTACTTAATAACACAACCGGTACATGTAACGTAGCAGTAGGTCATTGTTCTATGACTTCTAACTTAACAGGTTCATATAACACAGGTCTAGGCAGACAAGCTTTAAGGTTAAATACAATTGGTTGTAATAATGTTTCTATAGGAAATTCAGCGTTAGGATTAAATACAACAGGTAACTTTAATACAGCAGTTGGTTCGTCTGCGTTAGGTCTAAACACAATTGGTCAAAGAAATACTGCCCATGGTAACTTTGCTTCATATAAAAATACTACAGGAACAGATAACGTAGCAGTTGGAATATGTGCTATGTGTAATAGCACTATAGGTAGTTTTAACACAGCAGTAGGTAGAAAAGCTTTGATATGCAATACTACAGGTGGTTGTAATACAGCAGTAGGTAACTCTTCTTTGTTTGCAAACTCAACAGGTATATTTAATACAGCTGTAGGTAATTCATCTTCACAGTGCAACACAACAGGTAAATATAATACAGCAGTAGGTTCTCAATCACTTTATTTAAATACTACAGGTGGATGTAACGTTGCTTTAGGAAAATGTGCAGCTCGTAATTATACGAA